GCAACCACGGAATGGCCTTTACGGACTTGTAGCGCTTCCCGCGTCCAAGTTCGTCCTCAAGAGCGTTGACCTTGCGGACGGCGGCGGAAGCGGTCGCCATTGCGGAGGCTTCGCGCCGGGTGCCGATTTGGGACTTGGTACGGATGGCCTCGTCCCGCTGGGATTCGGCAAGCTGGCGTTGTTCACGCTCGAATTTGTACCGTTGGAGCAAAGTGATCCCGAAATCGGGATCATCAAGAATGCGATCCAGGACTTCTTCCGTAGCGTACAGACCGTGTTTACGAATGGAGGGAATGACGTCGCCAGCCATCCATTTCTGAAAAGGAAGGGCAACGGGCTTGTCGGAGCGGCTAAGGAAAAAATAGAGCCCCTGCTCGGAAATGATCAGCATTTCCTGTTCACCACCAAGGGTCATAATCGGATTACGACCCTTCCATTCATCGGGCACAGATTGGAAAAGATTATTGAGCTGCCTGAGCGAATTTTCAGGATATCCCAATGCCTTCGCAACGTCCTTCGCCACAAACCAAGGTTCGTCGTTGCGTTCTACGATGCGGACGGTACCGAATGAGGGATGAGAAAAGACGGGGAAATTAGACATGATGCACCTCAGTACGATTTAGGGTTTTGGGCACAAAAAAAGGCAAGGCGACGCTCCCCGGCTCGTACAGCCGCCGGGGCCTCACGGACACCCGGACGTCGCCTTGCCAATATGTGACCACACCCCGATGAGGTGTATCGGTGGCAAGAACAAAAAAGACCGCTCTTTACAACTTGGTGGGGCCAAGCCAAGGCGACGGCTACGCCTGTACGATTAGGGACATTCAGAATGCCGAAGACGGGCATACGTGTCAAGCATTCGCGCTGGGATTCGGCAAGGGCCTTCTGCTGTTCCACGGCCTGCCGGATTTCTACCTCAGCGGCCAAAGCGCGGAGGGCATCGGCATAAGTTTGAGGCAGAGAGGGATTGCGTCCGGCAAGCTCCCGCTCCATGTCGTTAAAGCGGGCGATATAGGCTTCCTTGATACGCATGGCCTCGGGCGTGGTGTACGCCATTGCCACCATCAGGAACCCGTCTTTGGAGAGCAGGTACATGGGGAGCTTGCGCCCGGTGGAGTCTTCATATTCACTCAGCGCAAAATTGCGCCCAGTAAAATCAGACGAACATTTTTCAATGGTTACACGGATGTCCCTCAAAACGTCCTTGTGGTTCTTCTCGAAATGCTCGGCCACCTGAAGCGAGGTTACGGCGAGGACCTCCTTGCCATTGATGGTGCGAGTGCTTACTTCAACGAGAGACTTGACAGAATCATTCATATCATCTATCCTTCTTGTGTTGGTTGGTTCTACCGACGATGAGGCTCCAACACAGTCGCCCCATTGAAGGACCAGACCGATGCTATCGGCTCTTGGTGTGACAACCTTTCGATAGCATGAGCCCCCGGACCTGTCAAGGAACGGGGGCTTCTTTTTATCTGCGGCGGTACTTGCGCATCATGTTCAGGTCATCGCGAAGCGCCACACGGAAGGCCGTAATGACATCTGCGTGGTACGCCTTGACGATACCGTAGCGCGTGTCCTCGACTTCACGGATTTCATATCCAAGCCGACGTGAGAGTTCCGAGAGCTTTCGCCCCGCGACCGAGTACGCGGCAGGTACGTCGATGAAGACTTCGAGGAACCACGGGATGCCCTTCACGGACTTGTAGCGCTTCCCGCGTCCGAGTTCGTCCTCAAGAGCGTTGACCTTGCGGACGGAGACGGAGGCGGTCGCCATTGCGGTTGCTGTCTTTTTGTCGCTGATCCATGCTTTGGTGCGGATGGCCTCGTCCCGTTGGCGGCGGATAAGCTCATTCTCTTCAAGCATGTTGGCATATGCGCGTAATGCCTCTGGGAGAGAGGTTGGGGCGTTTGCTTGGAGGGCCTTTTCCATCTCGTTGAACCGGGCGATGTAGGCAACTTTGAAGGCCATAGCCTTTTCGCCTGTGTAGCCCATAGTCAAGAGCGTGAAGGCGTCCTTGCTGAGAAGGTAGGACTTGGCCATTCGTGTTCCGATACCCGTTTCAATGGGATACTCGTAGAGCTCAAAATTGAGCTTTACGAACTTTTCAGGTACTTGCGGCAAGATTGCTTCAATATCCCGCAGCACGTTTTTGTGTTCCTTCTCAAAGCTCTCCGCCACCTGCAACGAGGTCACGGCGGGAACGTCCTTTCCGTTGATGTTCTTCAAAGCGATTTCGATCATATATGCCTCTTGTCGTTTGAGGTGTTTTCATCTACGCGGCCCGCTCGTACACCCGCGTCCCAATCTCAGCGATTCTCGGGTCGACCTTTTCGAGCGCATTGCACAGCGTGGTCAGCGTCTTGAGCAGGTTGTGCCAGTGAAGGCCCCGGAAGTAGACGGGGCAGGTGTTCCGGCAGTCCTCAAGGAAGGTCAGCCCGGCCCACATCCCGGCGCCCCATTGCGTCCAACGGGAAGCGTCCCCGGCAGCCGCCTGAATGTCCCCGACATGCCCGGCAAGGATATGGAACCGGGCATCCAGATCTCGCTTCGCGCCTGCGGAGAGCCTGCGCTTCTGCGTGTCGTCCGCACATCGGTCGATCCAGCGGTTGACCTTTTCGACCTGCTTTCCGAGGTCGCCAAGCTGCGCCAGCATTTCCGGCTTGAGGAGGGATAGCTCCACGGTGATCATGGACAAGGCCAGAACGCAGCGGGTGTGCTGGATGGCCTCGTGCGGGTACGGGATTACGGGGTTGATGGGTCTTCGCATGTTCTCCTCCAGAAAAAGGGAAAGCCCCTTTCGGGGCTACTTCGGTTCGCGGGGTTCGGGGATGGGGCCTGCCCATTGCTCAGTTGGCCTACTCATCCTTTGGAGTTGTTCTACTCGTGACGGTGCGACTGTTATGATTCCTGCCTCTTTGGGAAAACGTATATCCCTATTCCAGTATTTACCCGGGCACCTTCGGACGGCTGTCCGTCCACTCCAGCGCGCGGGGGAAGGCGTTCCATTGCCTGATCGCATATTCCGCGTTAACCTTTGGAGCGCAAGGGGCACACATCCCACACGCGGGACAGAACCCGTAGACTCTTGTATCTACTCTCATGACCACATCGGAAGCCCCACACGCCGGGCACGGTAGCAACGTCAGCTCTTCGGGCATGGTTCCTCCACGGCCTTTCGGGTAACTTCATCGGTCGTATCCGGCCTCCCCTCACACACATCACCGGGCATGATGACGATCAGGTCTTCCCCGTTGAATATGCCCATCTGCACCTCTGCCAGCGTCGGGGAAGTCTTCACGCCATAGAAGTCTGTGCGCGTCTCAATAGTCGGATACCCGCCGCCGGGGGTAGGCATCTGTGAGGTATCTTCCGTGCGCCGCACAAACTGCATGAGCATCCCTTTGGCTTGCAGCTTAGCCTTTGCAGCTTGAAGTTTTGGCGTGTAGTCAGTGGGCATAGACTAACTTATTAAAAAGACAGAATTTTCGAGCCTGCGGATAACCCCATGCCTTGCCGATTCGGTTAAGCCTATACGCTCTTCATAAGGAATTTTTTCATCCAATGCGATTTTTTCCATTTCAGCGAAAAGAAGTTCGCATACTTCATGAAAAGCGTACTTGCGGATCTCTCCCTCTGAACGTTCCTCAGAATGCCACGGGCTAAGCACAAGGTTGCAAACTTTCCCTAGCCAGTTAATTCGGCATTCCGCCCTGTTAAGGCCTTCTGTTTCCTCAAAACGGAAAAAAATTTCCCAATCTTTTAAGCCAAATAGCTGTATCCAGCGTTGGCATTCTTCCTTGAAAATTTCAAATTGCTTTTCTGTCAATTGGATCATTTTATTCCCTTGTCTTGCATTCGTCCAAGTAATGGTACTTGCATGGATAGTTCTCAGGCAATGGGCACGAAGAATCCACCATCGCAAGTTGAGACGCCAACCAATCCACCTTTCGCTCAAGATCAATTATTGGCATCACCCCCTTCCGGGGCCAATTGCCCATATCATCCACACGAAGAAGGCGACCCACACCCACGTGAGCCGCCTTTCCCATTTCGTCATTCGATGATTTCCCAGTCTTCCGCGAGCATGTCCGTTTGGCTCGCCAGCCAAGGAACGAAACGATAGTCTGCTGTTTTCATCCCGATCCACGGCAACAGGCAAGGAGGATCGGCGTTGACTTCTTCGCCCCAGAAATCGGAACAGGTGCGAACATCTTCAGAATGAACGAGGCGCAACCACATGCCTTTGTCATTCCATCCTGCCCGCATAACGCGTTTTCCGCACTTCATGTGCTCCAACGCCCACCCGAAAGAGCCGATGGATGATACCGTTTCTGTCGATGCTTTCAGATTCAGGAAGTCGACGCAGTTTTCCAGATGATGACCATGTTTGTCGGTAAAGCCATACCATTCTAGCTTTTCTACAAGTTCTTTGAGTGTAGGCATATCATCCCGCGTGATTCGTATGCGCGGCCCACGGTTTGGGGTATGAAAGCTCTATCCTAAATTGCTACGTTTAGGGGAGAGCGAGGCACTATGCCACGTTCTTCTGCTCAAGGCCACGAACCATAAAGGACTCGGGGCCTTTTTCATACTCAGGCGTGGAGGCTACGCGATGACGTTCAAGCCGGGGACGTGCTCTTCCATGAACGCCTTGATGTTCTTCATGGCCTCGCCCTTCCATGCGCCGCCGTCAGCCTCAACAAGGGCAAATTTCACGCCGTCATTGTCCTTGCAACGGAACACGAAAGAGCTTTCAGGCTGTTCGACTTCGGTGAAGGTACGATAGGGCCGGAGCCGCACGGGATTGGGGAGAACATCGACCCCCTTTCCGGCAATGCCCTTTTTGACGGTAACGGCCTGTGTCACCCCATCGTCTTCGGTGTTGGCTTCAACGGTGGTGGTCACGTTCGAGGCATACTTGATGACCAGTCCACGATCAGTAGCCTTCATCGGGTCTTCCGGTTCGACAAAGCAGGATTGCAACAAGATGTTGAACGCCTCGCCGCCCATAAAGCAGTTCAGGTTGAGTTGAAGCTGTTCCAGTTTTGCCCGGACGAACGCCTTGCGCTGGTTGAATCCGTTGCTGGAGAGGTTCGACAGAATGGCGACGGATTCGGGGCTTTCGACATGGCACAGGAGCGTGCCGAGGTTGAGTCCGTCCACATTGGCCTTGAGGTAATCGACCAGCGCCGTGAGCGTGGTCACGTTGAGGCAGGAAGGTTGTTCCTCAAGAACGGGGTAAACTTTCCCGGTGGTGTAGGTCAGTTCGTCAAGAACGATTTGTTCAGGCTTGGCATCACGGCGGATGGCTTCATAGAGGGCTTTAAGCATTGGCTACTCCTTTGTTCAGCTTAAGAATTTTCCCCCCGGTTTCCATTGTTCCGGGGAAGGTGTGCTGTTCCGGGTTTTCCCCGGATACCATTTCCGACGCGCCGATTTCTCCGGTGCGCGGGTCGGCGCCGATGTAGATGCTGGTTTCCAGCGGTTGAGGGGATTGCAGGGAACAGGAAGTCGTCACGAGGACTTCGGCCATGTTCCGGTGTTCGTTGGGCTTGATGATCATTTCAAGCTTGACCTTGCGAGGCTTCTTGGCAGGGGTGTTCGGGTCAACGATGTTGGCAATGGCCTTTTCGAGTTCTCCGTGAAAACGCTCCACGGCTCCGCCGCCATACAAACTTTCAACAGTGAGCTTGATCATAAAGGTTCTCCTTATGGTAAAAGAAAGGCCCGGTGGTGAGCCGGGCCGGGGTGGTTATCGTACTTGCAAGCTGTATGTCTTCACCAGAGCGCAGCCGGGGATGGTCAATCCGCCTTTGAGGGCTTCTTTGATTGTGGGCTTGTCCGGCTCCACTGTCGTCTTTGTGCGGCGGTACAGTTCGGGAAGTTCTTCCATTTGCGCCGTTACCGCTACAGCCTCAGTTTCCCGAACGCTGATTGTGTAGGCGTTGCCGGATACTTTCTTGAGGCCGTTTTCCCTGAGTGCGATGGTGTAGTGTTCCTTGAGCCATGCAAGGCGTGATTCCGCTGTCCTCGCCTTGGCTGCAAGGCGTCTGGACTCTTCCTTGCAAGCATCGGCCAAAGCAGCCTGAATTTTCAGGAATTGTCCGAACCCATCCACCTTGTCGGCTTCGAGTTTAGCGAGTTCATCAATATAGACATTCATCGCCTCGCGCTGTTCCGGGGTAAGCTCTTCATCGGGGATGCAGAGCATCCCGGCGATTTCTTGCTGGATTTCGTTGAAGGTAGGCATATTTCACCTCATCAAAAAGGCACGTCATCCATACCGTAAGATTCAGAGGGTAAGGATGAACGGGGCTTTCCTCCGTCCTTCTTGTCGAGGAACTGGACGCGCTGCGCCTTGATTTCCGTGGAGTAGCGTTTCTGTCCCTGCTGATCCTGCCATTCCCGCGTAGATAATGAACCCTCCACGAATACAAGGCTTCCCTTGCTCAAGTACTGGCTGCAATGTTCAGCGGCCTTCTGGAACACAACGACGCTATGCCATTCGGCCTTTTGGACCCGATTCCCTTCCCGATCCGTGTAACTTTCGTCAGTAGCGACATTGAGACGGCAAATTGCCGCGCCGTTTTGGGAATATTTTAGTTCTGGATCGCGCCCAAGGCGTCCGATGATTTCTACACGGTTGAGACTAGCCATTTTGCCCTCCATTGATGGCGTTCAAAAACTCGGAAACATCGGCCTTTGTCAGTTCGCGGGAGCTTGAAAGGGGCCGTCCAAAAAATTGCGAAAGTTCTGCAAGGTAAGCCTCTCGGCTGTCTCCATGCCGTTTTGTCAGATAAGACATAAGGGCCTTTGATTGCTCCAGCGTCATCGGGCTGGCGTTTTCTGCCTTCGCCTTTGCCCGTTGCTGTGCTGCTCCATTTTTGGGGGCGAGATGATCCGTTTCGGCGTCAGGGTCGGGCATCTCCTCAGTGGGGATACAAAAAGTCTGAAACATGGCGTACTTCATGGCAATGGACTGTGCTTTGGGCAACGCCTTATCCCCACTGTCCATCGCTTCGCCTACGGTCACACAATGAACGCTTGAGCCGTCCTCGGCGTAAAACGTAAAGCGAACCTTCGCGGTCACATAAGCCATGACCGTGCCTTTGGCGTTCGCCCGCTCCTCGCGTGTCGTTTCCAGCACCTCCGGCACACAGAACACACCATGCAGTGACATGACCGGGTGCAAGGCGTTGTAGACATCATCAATTCCTCGGAACTTGAAAGATGCAAACCCACTGGTTTGCCTGTCCTTTCCGATGGAGCCGCAATCTCGCATAACCGCGATAATCGCGCCGTAAATCTTCGCTTCCATATTTCATCCTTTCACCGCCCATCGGCGGGAACTAAAAAGGCCCCTTGTCGGGGCCGTGGTATTCGGGTTCATCGGGAATCGTGCGGTCTACGCTTTCCCTCTCCGCGTCGTACATATCGGCTTCTGGCCTCATCACATCCCCCTTACCCATTCGCATGAGCCGATGAAGATGGCCACAACCACGAGGACCACGCCCAACGCCCACGGAGGGGGTGCCAAACGCCCGCGCTGAGGTGGCATTGGGAACCGCTTCTTGCCGGGCGGGGTTACGTACACTTCATTGATCATGCCGCCACCTCCGTCTTTCTCAGCCATTGTTCTGCTGCCTCGCGCACACTGGCCTTTCTTGCCTTGGCACGAATACGTTCAAGACGTTCCCGGAGCGTTGTGCCCTTACGCTCTCCGGTGAGCACGGGATGACTACGGGTAAAGTCGTCTGCGTGAGATATGCTCATATTCATATCCTTCTCTCCTGCGTTGAAGTCTGGATCGGCGTCCCAATCCCGTTTCCTGCCCCGGACTCCGGGGCAAGTGCGGAGCTAGGCGGCCTTGATTCCGAACCTTCCAATGAGCCATTCCCTACCGAGTTGCGTCCATCTACGGTGGTAGACAACCTTGTCGTTCTCAAGCACTTCCTGCTTGATGTGGACGTATCCGAGTTCAGCATATTCTGCGTACAGGACATAGGTTCCGTTCTGCTTGTATTGGATGTGCTGTTCACAGAGGACCCGATTGAAGGCTACGGCACTGCGGAATCCGAGCTCCTTAGCGATTTCTGTTGTGGTGTACGTCTTGCGGACGTGAGAGAGGATAGCGACGCGCTTTTCAGCATTGACGCGTGCCTCGCGTTCTTCCTTGAGGGCGGTGAGGAGTTGGATACCGAATTCCGGATTGTCCAGAATCTGATTGACGACATTCTCGGTGGCGTAGATGCCATGCTTGCGGATGGCTGGAAGAACTTCATGCACGATCCACCTCTTGAACGCCTTGGCCTCCGGCTTGCGGGATCGGAGGACGAGCGAGTACAGGCCCGGTTCGGAGACAATGAGCATGTTCTGTTTCCCGCCCGGGGTGTCATTACTAATGATATCCCTCTCGTCGTCATCCAGATACGACAAGGTTTGAGAGGCGTTTGTGAGTTCCAGACACTCACACACATCTTTCGCCACAAACCACGGTTCGCCATTGTGTTCGACAACGCGAACCTGCCCAAACTCTTCTTTCTGAAACAACATCAGTCTTGGTTGAGGTTGACGTTCCAAAGTTCCTTTTCCTTTTCTCTACCCCGGCTTGCTTTATCCGCCGGGGGCTCAGGCTTGCCGCTGGTGTCCAGCTTGGGGCCGTCTTCGCGCTGCTTGTCAAAGAACCGTGCGGGGCTTCCCGCGAAATTCGTTACCCCGCGTAGCGGGCTTCTGATTCGGAGAGCCATCCGCTGAACCAGCCGTCGAGCAATCCCTTGCGCTGGTAGTCGCTGGCGTTAACCACTTCCCCGCCGAACTCTTCCGCGAACTCGCAAGCCTCTGTGAAGCTGCCGAACTCGTCGATGCAATCCATCCCGTTGTCGGGGTTCCGATTGATTACGAGGTAGGCGGCGGTGGCGGTCATGGCTGTTCTCCTTTCGGGCGGGGTTTGTTCCCCGTCTCGTTGAAAACAATATACGGCTACCTTATACGATTGTCAACGGTAGCCGTATATTTTCCCTAAAAAAAGTATAAAAAAATACCCTCCGTTTCCGAAGGGTAAGTTTTAATTCTATTTTTATTCGTATGAGCGCTAGAGCATCGTTCCTTTTTTGATGATTTCATCCATTGAGATGCCTATCCCCTGAGACAAGATATACGCTTCCCGTAGGGTCAATGCGCGCAACCTCCCCTGTGTGTCTGGCTTTATTGATCTCCGCAATTCGCGAACAGACACGTCAGGCTTAGATAAGTTTAAGGCTTTATGGGCCAGTTCACGCAGGTCTAACCCCTTTTCCTTTGCCAATTCGACTACCGCTCGGGCATAGATGGTATCGATCATAAATTAAACCTCCATCCTACTAGATACCATAGCCGTGTCTCCTTTTGAAAAAATATATATACGGTAATTGTTGACAGTTTTATACGCTTGCCTTATTATATTGTCAACAGGGCATCACAGCCCACCATAGCGGCCTCTCCCCTCCGGTGTAGTGGGGAGCGCAACGCCACCGGCGGAACGGAGGCATGGTTGAAATATGTGCCTGAGCCTTTCGGGGCTGAACGGGAGTAGGAGTCAAGGCACAACGGCAGGGTCGAAAAGCGGGAAGCCGTCTCCGGTGGAACATCCACTTCATTACCCGCAATCACGTCGGTGATGTTCGTCTGACGTGAACCTATTTGACGGGATGAGAACTCAGGTGCAAGCCTATCTCCCGCAAAGGGTAAGGACACCTCGTCTACCTTCCCGCACCAACACTGCGGGGGGGGTAGGGGGGTCTTACCCTAAAATCAGGGAATCGAATCTAGGTGCAAGAGTTAAGAATTAAGAAGGAGAATTACAGGAATGACTAACGATCTTCCAGATAACACGATCTTGTTTCCTATGCTGGTTCGTCACTTCATGAAACATGCGAAACAGCATGAATCTATGGTTACGGGTGATTACTCAGGCATTGCCGCAACGGTGAATTCTGAACTTATGAGAGATAAAGGCGGAAAGTTTGAATATATGCCAGCATTCAAAGAGCTTGGATTTGAACTTGTTCGTATGGAACATCCAACAAAACCCTATGCCTCAAAGATACCCACATTGTGCATACAAGAGGAAGAACTAAAAAAAGTTGCAAATGCATTCAGGGTAGAAGTAAAAATCGGCTCAAAAAAGAGCAAATCACCTTCTGTGAAAAGACCTTCAACAGACTGGAAAAAGGTGGCTGAACTTGTCAAATGCAAGTCAATGACAAGTGAACAGTTTTATCAGTCATGGGAATGGAAGGAAGTCAGGTATAAAGCTCTCAAGCTTTATGGGGCAAGGTGTATGTTGTGTGGTGCTACAGCCGCAAACGGTGTGCGCATATGTGTAGACCACATCAAACCACGCTCTCTATTCCCAGATCTTCAACTCGACATAAACAATCTGCAAATCCTTTGCGACGATTGCAACAAAGGAAAGAGCAATACGGATGATACTGACTGGAGATGATGCCTTTCTGCCTTTCCTCTTCGGCATATGCCTTTCCCCTCTTCGCTACCGAGAACTAGGGTTCAGGGCGGGAACCGCCCTCTTGCCGGAATGGGGAGGGCGGGAAAGATGAAAGCTCCTTGCATTGTTTTGGATTGCAGTACAATACCTTGCGCCGCCGCACACCGCCGGGACGAGCCCCGGTACGCCATACAGCGCACCTTATCCACGCTCTAGCATGGTTCGGGAGTACGATTTCTCGCGCTCCCTTTCATGCTGGCGGTCGAACTGTCGAAAGGTCAGCTTACCGCCTGAAATTGGTTTTGATTGTTCATGCTGCTATGGTCGGTCAACAGCTACCTTGCGTCCTTTCGGAGTACGCCATTCCACATGACGCCTTTTCTCGCCCCGGCCCCCGAAGGGCCTTTTGTCTTCACATCACCCCATTTCCTGCCGTCGCGTGCTTCCCGCTCCCAAAGGCTTGCGCTTGCCGAGCTCGTACTTGTTGGGGCTTCCTCCGTCTGGTTCCAGCTTTCGGCGGGCCGTTGCCGCGCCGTGTTCGCCTTTCCCGTTCGTCGTGAAGTCATAATACCAAATGGAATATGTTTGGTCAAGAATATTTATTCCATTTGGCATATAAACTTTTCTTCGGCCTTTTTTTCGAGCTCTTGCCGTAGCCTTCTGATCTCTTCCGTCTTCTCTGCAAGGTCTTGAGAAAAATCGGCGTCTACATCTTCAGGAAAAACAACGCGGGCACCAAGCATCTCTAGAACAGTCGCAAGTTTTGCTAGCGTTCCTTCTTCTCCTCTGTCTCCTTTAACCCATCTATATACTGACATTTTTCCCATTCCAGCGTCAGTAGATAGTTTGTACAGACTCCCATATCTTAACGCTCCGCGTTCCAGACCTGCCAAAATGTGTTCATATACTGTCTCTTTCATAGAAAAACCATACCATATGGAATAGCTAAAAATTATTCCATGCAGAATTGATCTTGCCAGACATGTATTCCCTATGGTATCCTTCGAAATATGAAAACACCAATTGTTCAAGAAATAGAAAGTTTTTTTGCTCGGTATCCTAATTGTTCTGCTAGCAAGTTAGCGCGAGTGGCTGGTGTGAGTCAGCCAGTAGTAAGCCGTGCACTAACAGGAAGGCGTCGCGATATGATGTCTGAAAGTGCCGACAGGCTCCGAGCCGCCATGCGTCGCCTTGAGTGCGAACTTAGGCCGATAACCACGGTTGAAACTCCCAACGAACACGAATCCCGTGGATGAGTGGGTGCTTGCGCGCTTCATCGGGTATCTCGGCGGGGCCGGAAGCAAGAAAACCGTGGTGGAAAAAGCTCAGGGGGGAAAGATAATGCCGATCCTGATCTGCCAACAGTGTGGTCGGATGTTCGAGGTGACTCCCAGCCGCGAGCATTCGGCAAGGTACTGCTCGAAGGAGTGCCAGATTGCCGCCACCCAGAAAAAAGAGGCCAAGTGCGAATGCTGCGGAAAGGAGTTCAATCCCCTCAACCGCAAGAACCCGCGTTTTTGCTCCCGCATCTGTGCCAGCGCAGCGCAAAGCGGCTTGAGCCGGGAAGCGTATCTCGCAAAAAAAAGCGCGGACAAGGCAGACCCTCGCGAGGGCAAGCACCTGTGCGCTGGAGTTGCGGGAAAGACCTGCGGGCGGTGGATCGCAGATTACCGATGCCCGGCGTGCTGGGAGAAGCTGCGTAAAAGTTCCGACGCTGATGGGCTTCCGTCATACGAATTCCACGGAAGAAGATCCGGGGGGATGGAATGGGACTGGTAGGGCCGGGCCCCTGCCTTCACGGTCGGCTTCACCGTGATGGGCGCCGCGTCCTGTGCTTCGCAGATTGGTCGCAAGAATACGGAGTCCCAACGTGGACGGCTCGAAATGGGTTCATCAAAGACGTGAACTTTTGCCGCCTGTACTGCGAGAAGAGGCCGGACATTGTTGAAGTAGAACTTGAAGGTTTCAAGGCATAAGGCAAAAGAAAAGGCCCGATGCGGGAACACCGGGCCAAGGGAAGATGAAACATGCGAATTCATCAGAATGATGGAATGAGTGTGCCAGATGCTAGGCGTTCCGTCAAGGGAAAGGTGTAATATGGAACGCGGTTTTTTCAAAATCTATCGAAAAATAGAGGACTCGAAGGCGTGGAGTCGGGGCGCACTGTATCGTGGGCTGATGATTACCCTTCTCCAGAAGGCGAACTGGAAGCAAGGGTACTTTCACGGGCAAAAAATCCTGCCGGGTCAGCTGGCGTTCAGCGGTGAGTGCCTTGCGGATGAACTCGACATACCCAGAACTTCGGTTGTTCGCATGTTGCGGAATCTTGAACTTGACGGCTTCCTGACGCGCTCAAACATGAACAACCGATATACGCTTGTAACTATAACAAATTGGCATAGTTATCAGTCTGTAGAAAACAACTGTGGTCAACCGATGGTCAACCACTGGTCAACCGATGGTCGACCAGTGGACACTATCAAAGAAGGTAAGAAAGAAAGAATAAATACACCCCCCTTACCCCCCACGGGGGGGAAAGTGTGTGCGGACGAGTACGAACTCAGTTGCGGAACCAGTGCCAACAGCATGGACACCAGGCCATGTGAGGCCAGTTTGGCCGCAGATGAAATCAAGGCTCAGAGCAGCCTTCAGGCGGGCGGCATGGAACCTAGGCCGTGCTGCCCCCCGAATGGCGATGTTACGAACACGTCGGACACCGGTAGCCGCGCCAACAGCATGGACACCAGGCCATGTGAGGCGAAGGGCCGAAAAGCGAAGACACCGCGTATGCCGAAAGGGGCGGATCTTCCACCGTACACCGAGCAGTTCGAGCGAATTTGGGCCAAATACCCGCGCAAGGATGCCAAGGGGAAGGCTTACAAGGCCTACATGGAGCTTTTGAAAGCTGGCGCATTGCCGGAAACGGACGACCTCATCGAGCGCATAACGTATCGCAAGTTCGAGCCCGATTGGGAGCGAGAAAACGGGAAATACGTGCCCTATTTCTCGACATGGCTGCACAATCGTGGCTGGGAAGATGCGGGCTGTTTCAGCGATACGACGCCGGAACAGCGGGCGAGGAATGAAAGGGCTTCCGCGATTTATGCGAAGTACAACGGCGGGATGTGGAAACCGGGCCTGACTGTCGAGCAGGTGGAGGAGAACTGCGACCGCATGTATGCCGAGCTTGAGGCCGAGGGGTTGCTGTGATGGCCGCCCGTTGTCTTGAATCCGCGCTCAGGTTGCAGGCGATGGGATGCAGCGTCATTCCGCTCGTTCCGCAGTCAAAGCGCCCATTGGCAAAGGCTCTTCCCGGCGGAAAATGGGAAGAATTTCAGCATAGGATACCCACGCCTGAAGAAATCCGCGGCTGGTTTGAAATCGAGCCCAACGCAAATATCGCACTGGTATGCGGCGAAGTTTCGGGCGTGGTGGCGATCGATGTCGACGGGCCGAAGGGTCAAGCGTGGTTCAAGTCTCATATGCCGCGCCCCAACTGGTACCAGATGACTTCGGCAAAGGACAAGTTCCACGCGTTCTATCAGCATCCCGGCGGGGAAAGGCGTATTCCTCCGTCCGTCTCGCTGGTGAACGATGAAATCGACGTGCGCGGGGATGGCTCCTATGTCGTGTTTGCTCCGTCGATACACCCTTCCGGGGCGGAGTATCGGGCGCATCAGCTTGATGGCTTTTCCGGCATAGATTCCCTTGTCCCCCTGCCGGATATCCAGCTGGTTCGAGTGGGTGAAGATAAATACGAGGTCAAAGAAGTCCAGGATGGTTCGGCGACGGATCATGATGCTGACGTTCAAAAGGGCGGTAGAAATCAGGCGATTACCAGTCTTTGCGGAAGGATGTACGCCAGGGGGCTGCGGGGGGAAGAGGTTTTGCTGTATGCGCAGGCATGGAACCGTGCGCACTGCAAACCACCGTTGCCGGACACGGAAGTGAACACGATTGTGCGGAGCATGGCTTCGACACACAGGAACAGAAACCCACAGAAGCTCAACGCAGGGGGGGTATCCCGCTGGGTTGCCATGTCTTCGGGCGAGTTTTGCATTGCAGATATTTACCGCGATCTTGGCATCCTGAAAGCCGAAGACAGGGAACTGTGCCAGCAGGAACTTCGGGAGCTTCTTTCTCGTGGGGAAATCGAGCCCTGCGGGAAACGCTCCGGATGGTATCGCAAGCGTGAAAGCGGATTGGAAGTCATAGACCTTGTACAAGAGGAAACCCCACCGTTGGATTTGTGGCTCCCCTTTGGACTTCACAGAATGTGCTTTGTCCAGCCCCGGAATATCATCGTGATCGCTGGCGAAACAAACTCGGGGAAGACGGGCCTGCTTTTCAATTTTTGCTACATGAACAGGCACAAGCACAAGATCCGCTATCTCTCTTCTGAAATGACGCCGAATGAAATCAGGGGACGCATAGAACGTTTTGGGCTTGCGGTTGAAGAATGGTCGAAATTTACAACGTTTATTCAGCGTTCCAATCATTTTCATGATGCCATAGACCCAAATGGCATCAATATTGTTGATTTCTTGGAAGTTTATGAAGATTTTTCGAAAATAGGGGGAGACATCAAAAAGATTTTTGATCGTCTTCAAAATGGAATCGCAATCATTACGATTCAGAAGAAGAAAGGGGAGATGTTCGGAAGAGGTGGGGAATTCACTCTCGAAAAAGCAAGACTCGGCATTTCTCTTTTCACGCACGGGCATCTCCCAAACGGCATAGTTGGAAGCATGAAGGTGACCAAATGCAAGAACTATAGATCAGGATTCAATCCTGAAGGAAGAGAACAGTTCTTTAGGCTGCTTGATGGTTATTTTTATGACTCCTCACCTATTCAGGAGATACCGGATTACAACCCACATTTGGTTTTTTGGGCTGAAAAAGACAGGAAACGCCTCATTGATTCAATCGGCGATTACTGCAAGCAGATTGCAGAGATTCAAAAGACGCAAGAAATAATAGATTTTTACGGAGAATGATATGTGTGAAGCAAAAACGTTCAAAGAGCTCATGGATGCTGTTTTTGACCTTTGTGAAGAAAGAATAGAGGTAAATAGGACGATCAATATCGTTGGCGATCTCATCGTCATCGATAGGCCGAATGAATGGAAATATGAAATTCCCCTCAAGGATTGCGAGACAATCTGCGGCGCACTCAGTTGGATTTTCCATATGCAGGAAAAAACATGGGTCACACAGCCAATGGCTAAACGGATTGCAGCATTGATATGTGAGCATAACGGTCAAGAGTTTTGGGGAGGGAATTGATGCTCAGACTTCGCTGGTTTTTGAAGGGCTGCATCGTATCCGCCGCATGTCATGGGGCTATCGGGCCAAAAACCGCGCATTGGCTTTTGTCTGTTCTTGGGTTGGTTCATGTTTGAGTGCCCACGGTACTGTGAAATCTTCGGCCCCGGAGCGTGTGCAGGGGTGTTTGACGAAAAGGAGTGTGTGGTCAACTACCCCGGCCTGAAGGCCGAGGCTTGTGGAAAGCCTCTGGTTGACTAGCCTCAGTCCGCAGGAATGCGGGCTACGTTGGTTGGGAATGCACAGGCACCGCGGAATGTAGATCCTAGTTCCGCGCTCTGCGGCCGGCGGTTAAAAGCTCTGAGAGGTAGGAGCGGTGCCGCCGGCAGGAAACCCCTTCCAACATTGGCGAAGGATCATTACCGGCCTTCGGGCCGAGGAGACAAAACTTGAGAGTATTTGTTTTGAACATGCGGGGGAAGCCCCTGATGCCGTGTTCGGCGGCAAAGGCGCGCATTCTCCTGAAAGAGAAGAAAGCAGCAGTGGCGAGGCGGACGCCCTTAGTTTCTACTACCAAAAGCAGACGCGCCGGCACAACCGGCAGATTCACAAGCTTTCGATCTTGAAAGGCGGCGTTCGCAAACGCAATCAGGCGCCGTACGAAGTGAAGGGCTTTCGTCTTTTCGACAAAGTCGCCTGCAAGGGCGAGACGGCCTTTATCTTCGGCCGTCGATCAACGGGCAGCTTCGACGTGCGCCGGCTTGACGGAACGCGGATATCAGCAGGCATCAGCTTCAAAAAGCTCCGCCTGCTCGAAAGACGCAGAACCTATTTAACCGAACTCAGAAAGGAGGCGGCGCTTCCTCCCCTGCCTGAAGGCAGGGGTCTCCGCGCCGATTTTTGATGAGCACGTACAGGGAAGAATCGTTGCCGGAAAAACTGCAAGACATGTCCGACCGTTTCGGAAAGCCCTTTGTCCGGCACATGATTGAACGCTTCGCGGGTATAACTCTTACTATTCCCGTCAAAAGCCGGAAGACGCGGCTAGCTCGGGAATTGTGCACCTTCTTGGGGCAGGATGCCCTTTCCGACTTTCTGCACACCTATGGCGGTACGAGAATCTATATCCCCACTTTGCGCCGGGCGAAGATCCGCGCACGGGACATGGACATCAACGCCGAGCGGGACGAGTTGGCTCGCAAGGGGCTGAGTGAAAGAGCGCTTGTCGCCAGGCTCGCCACGCTGCACGGGCTTTCCGAACGGCAGGTGTGGCGCATTTTAAAACAGCCGAGAACCTCGGACAACAGGGAGGCGGCGTCATGACGGTCTTACGCTTCACCTTGTCCTGCACGCCCACGGCACAGGCCCGAGTCCGGCACACCGTCCGTTGTGGGCACAGCGTGGCTTACAAGTCTGCCGGGCAGAAGAGCGCGGAAGCCGTGCTTGACGATCTCCTTTCTGCGCGCGCCCCGAAAAAGCCTCTAGAAGGACCTCTCGTGCTCGAATTTGTCGCGGGGATGCCGATTCCCGCATCGATCCCGAAAAAACAACGAGAGGCCATGTTGCGCGGCGAAATCGCCCACACGAAGAAACCGGACTTAGACAACATGGCAAAGCAGCTCAAAGACGCCATGTCGCGCACCGGGTTCTGGGGGGATGATAAGCAGGTGGTGGCCCTACGCTGTTCAAAACGCTACGCCGCCGTCCCGCATTGGGAGGTAGCCGTGTACACACAGGAGGAAGCGCAGTAAACAACCCCCTCCTGAAGGAGGGAGCTTTATGGTAAGCGGCTAAAACGCTTCCACATGCCGGTGGTTTACTGCACCGGTTGACCTGACGGCAGTCAGACCAAGGCTCGCAATGTTCAGACCTGCGTTGAGGTCCGCGTGGGCGAGCCTGCCACAAACTGGACAGGAAAAGCGATGTTTCTGACGAACACCAGTATTTCCGCAAACAGAGCATGTTTTGGAAGTGTATGCAGGATTGACATACACAACCTGGATGCCTGCTTCTTTGGCTTTGTACTCAACAAAGTCCTGAAGCTCGCGCCATGCCCAGCGGTGCAGACGGGAGCGGACACGTTTGCCTGCCTTGATGCGTTTGCGAATGTTGGTGAGGTTTTCCATAGCTATTGTGGAACAGCCAGTCCTCACCGCTTCAGCAACAATTTTCCTGCTCACTTCGTGATTTACATGCCGAACATGACGACTCTCCCGGCCAGAGACTTTTTGCAAAAGCTGTTTTGCGCTTTTGGAGCCGTTGCGCTGGAGTCGTTTGCGAAGATTCAGAAACTTGTCGCGTTCATGGGAAAGTTTGCCGCCGTCAAACAGTTTGCCACTGCTTGTGGTGGCCAGATTGCTTTCACCGAGGTCAACACCGAGAACACCGCCTGTCTTTCCTGGCTCTGCGTCTGGAACTTCAAGCACCAGATTCAAAAACCAGCCCTTTGGCTTTTTGATGAGCTCCGCCTCCTTTGGGGTGCCCTTTTCCAGGTACGCCTTCTGGAAGTTTCCGAGCTTCATTTCAGCCCTGATTCTTTTCTCCATCGTGAAGAGAGAAACGGCATTATCACGCAATGTGAAGGTTCGTTTGTCGAAGTGGATGGAGGAGCGGGAGCTGTAGCTTATGGCTGGCCAGTCTTCTTTTTTGAATTTTGGTCTGTTGGACAGGAGGGTTTTGTAAGCAGTGCTGACCTTGTGAATGGCGTTGCACACCATCTGCGACCCGAGCATGGGGAGCTTTTCCCGTATGTCATAGTAGCACATGTGATGCAGTTTGAAACGGTTACTGCACTTGTTGTCAACAGCTTGCGGGACAATGGCGTTGCAGGCTTCTGCAAAGGTTTTTTGCAGATTTTCCAGCTTGCGGCACTGATCCTGGCTTGGCAGCAACTTTATGGAAATCGTGCGTTTCATAGGGAATTTTTAACATTAATCAAGGAAAAAGCAAAGAGGCCGCATTTCCTCCCCTGCCTGAAGGCAGGGGTATCCATGCGGAAGATGAGATGAATGAACGGAAATTGCTGCTCGGCTGGAAGCGCATTACGGAGTACACCGGAGTTAGCCGCCTCCTCATGATCCGCTACGCCTACCCCGTCCACGACTGCGACAGGGCAACTCATCACGGGTACGGCGTCTGTGCCTATACCGACGAGCTTGACGCCCACAAGGAGGCTACCAGTGCATAACATCGACATCACGATACTTGGTGAACAGGCTCTTGCGGCACTCATGCAGCGGCTGTCGGAAGCACGCGGGAAGCACCCTGTTTTCGCGGAGGGCAAATACCATGCGCTCGGCGTTATCGGGGGGGAGTACCGTGAGCTTGTACACGCCGTTGAGCACGAAACTCCGGAGCGTATCCGCGACGAAGCCCTCGATGTAGCTGTGACCGCACTGCGGCTATGGCTTGGGGAACACAAGGTTGGTGCTCATGAGTGACGTGTGGGTGAGCCAGTTCGAACTGTCAGAGGCCATCGGTGACGTGGGGGCGGTCATCCTCTGCGCACAGTGCGGTGGACGTTCATACTTTATCCCCCGGAAGCCCACAGGTTTTCTTCTGGAGTTGCTTGGTCGGCAGCGTATGGCGGCCCTCTGCACCGAATTTGGGGGGATGCAGATCGTCGTGCCCAACCTGCGCCGTGGTGAACCGTTCAAAGGATGTATCCTGTCCCGTCTGGAAGCAGGGGAGAAGCCGGACGCCATCGCCGAAGCCCTTGGCGTGACCACTAGGTACGTCCGTCGGCTCAAAAAGCAGCTTTGCGGGAACCCGGAACCACAGCAGCAATATCGGCTGTTGTAGAACCTTGTTCACGGTGTCCTCCCCCTATTCTCTTGTGCGAGAGTGGACGCAGGAGGATATTTTTTATGGCTGTTCTTCCCTTGCGCCACTTCTCCCCGGTCGAATTCCGCTGCAAGTGCGGGTGCGGCGCGGGCATGGAGAAGATGGACGCCGACCTGCTCCAGATGCTCGACGAGGCCCGTGATCTGGCGGGCATCCCGTTCCCCCTTTCTTCCTCCTACCGCTGCCCCAAACACAACAGGGCGGTCGGCGGTGTGCCCACCTCAGCGCACACTCGCGGCTATGCCGTGGATATCCGCTGTGTGGATTCCCATTCCCGTTTCGTGATCCTTCAAGCGTTGCTTGAAGTTGGTTTCCGGCGCATCGAGCTGGCCCCGACGTGGATCCATGTGGACAACGACCCCGACAAGCCGCGTGACGTGGCGTTCTACCAGCATGGAGGCAAGTACTGATGGAAGCGACCGTGATTGATTTCATCCTTTCGACCTTGATGAGCCTTTCCGCGCAGTACCCCGACGCGGCGTGGCTCGTCACCGCCCTGAGCGTGGTCATGACCGTCTGCGGCCTGTGCGCCGTGGCCACCGTATGGATGCCTGTCCCCAAGGAACCGGCGGGGCTGTATGCCGCCGTGTACCGCTGGGCCCACGCCCTTGCCGCACACTTCGGGCAGAACAAGGGCGCCGTGGCTGACGGCAAGGCCCCGGAAGTTCAGCAGGCCGTGAAGCAGGTCATGGGGAAGTGATGTGGACGCGTGGGCGGCTTTTCTCTCGGCTCTCTTGCAGCTGGGCCTGCGCCTGCTGGAAAAGGCGGACGCGGCCCGCGCTGCTGAGTTCCGCCGTAGTGTTGCTTCTGATGGTGCCGGGGTGCTCATATCTCAGCTCAACCCAGGAAGTGCCGGCGCTTCCAGTCCTGACAAGCCTGCAACGTCTGGAACTGAACGGGACGCCGGGCGTGTGGATGGACAGCAGTGACGCCGGACGCCTTGCGCAGTGGATATACGATGTGACGGGGGAGGCAGGCCGATGAATCAGGTAGGGAAGGAAGGCGCTGACCATGCCGCCGAATACATCGAAGCCGTGCGCGGGACGTGGCCGCTTATATCCCTCGCCGGGGCTATCGCACTGGCTTCTGCGCTGCATCAGCTCAAGCGTGGGTACAAACAGCGCACGCGGGCGCAGAAGGCCGTTACGGTGCTTCTGAATGCTGTTCTGACAACGTCGCTTGCCGTGGGCTGCGTTCTTCTGCTTCCGCTGGTTGTGCAGGGAGTGACGCCGGAAATGCAGGTTGCCGGGGCCGTTGTTCTTGCCGGATTCGGCGGCGAGACGGTCAAGCAGTGGATTTTGAAGCGCCTCGGCCTGTCCGTGGTTGATCTCATGAACCCGGACGACATCAACGACATACGCAAGACCATGGACCCGGAGACGCGCAGAAAGCACGCGAAGCTGTGCCCGTTCCGTGGGGACGAGTGTGAACCGCATGAGAAGCAATGAATGGACACCTACGCGCTCCAGCGTCAGCTTCTTCAGGCGGAACTTCTTCCAACGGAAAAGCTTGTAGGTATGGTTCTCGCCCTACACATGGACAAGCGGACCGGAAAAATCCGCGTGCGGCAGGAAACCGTCGCGCAGGAGTGCGGCGTGTCTGTGCGAACAGTGCGCAGGGCCATTGCTGCGCTCGTATCCTCCGGGGTGTTCACTTCCACGGCAACCGGACGCTCCTCGGTTTTGGCTGCCGGTTCTGGAAAGAGTACTGGAAGAGTGGATCGGCCACCGGTGTCCTATCAGACCGGTCACGGGTGTCCGCAATTGAAGAGGAAAAGGGCCCCTTGGGAGTATGATTTGGCGCACAGTACGAGGCCCGAGGAAGAGGAGAAACGAGGGCATGAAAGTTTTTTGAGAGAACAGGAAGAACGCAGGCCAAACGGGGGGTGCGACGATGGCGGCACGATTTGATTGGGAATCCATCCGGGCCGAGTACGAAGTAGGGGCGAGCCAGTCCGATCTGTCCAAGCGGTACGGTGTGAGCCGGACGGCCATCCAAAAGCGCATCCGGGCCGAAGGATGGGTGCAGGATATTTCCGGCACCGTGAACCGCATGGCAGAGGCCAAGGTTGCGGGCGTGGTTGCGGGCTGCAACCCTCAAAAAAAGGCCGAAGCCTTGGACCGCGCCGCCGAAGCCAAGGCCGCTGTCATCACCCGCCACCAGCGGGAGTGGGATCGGCATCAGTCCATTATGGATGAGGCGTTGTCCGAAGGCAGCTTCGACAAGGCCAAGCTCGCCAAGATTACCGCCGAGACGATCAAGATCCGGCAGGAGGGAGAGCGCAAGGCGTGGGGCATCGTGGACAAGACCGCCTTGGATCACACTTCATCCGACGGTTCCCTATCTCAGCGTCCGGTGGATCTCTCACACCTCTCCCCGGACGAGCTGCTTCGCCTGACGAAGGAAGCCTTCAAAACGCCGGATCATGAGTAGCCCCGCCATCCTTTCCGATATCCGGAAGGCACTGGCCCGTAGCTGTCTCGCGGCCTTCGTGCGCTACACCATGCCCGGCTACCGCATGGGATGGGTGCATGAGGAAATCTGTTCCGAGCTAGACGCCTTCCTTGCCGATGTCGTAGCCGGGCGTTCCCCGCGCCTCATGCTGACCATGCCGCCCCGCCACGGGAAAAGCGAGCTGGCCTCCCGCCGCTTCCCAGCTTACGCCTTGGGCCGCTATCCCGATCTATCCGTCATTTCAACGAGCTACGCCGCCGACCTGTCCTCGCGCATGAACCGCGACGTTCAGCGCGTCATCGACAGTCCGGAATACCGGGAACTCTTTCCCGGCACGGCGCTGTACGGCAAGAACATCCGCACCGTCGGGAACAGCTCCTACCTCCGCAACTCGGATATATTCGAGGTAGTGGGGCACGCTGGATGCTACCGTTCCGCTGGCGTGGGCGGCGGCATCACGGGCATGGGCGGGCATATCGTCATCGTCGACGACCCGTTCAAGGACCGGGCGTCCGCCGATTCCCCGACCATCCGCCAGAACGTCTGGGACTGGTACACGTCCACGCTGTACACGCGCCTCTCGCCCGGTGGAGGGGTGCTCATCATCAACACTCGCTGGCACATGGCTGACCTCTCAGGGCGGCTGCTTGAGGCCGCCGCACGGGGGGAGGGCGACCACTGGCGCGTAGTGAACTTCCCCGCCATCGCAACGGAAGACGAGCTGCACCGTAGTGCAGGTGAAGCCTTACACCCTGAACGCTACCCGTTGGAGCAGCTTCTTGCCATTAAGAAAGCCCTCGGCACACGCGACTGGGAAGCCCTGTACCAGCAGCGGCCTACGCCAGACGGCGGCGCCATCTTCAAATCCGAGTGGCTGCGGTTCTGGCTCCCCAAAGACCTGCCGGAGCAGTTCGACCAGCTCCTTATCTCGTGGGATATGACGTTCAAGGACGGCGACGATACCGACTTTGTTGTGGGGCAGGTGTGGGGCCGCAAGGGGGCCGCCCGCTACCTCCTGGATCAGGTACGACGGCGTATGGGCTTTACGGATACGGTGGCCGCGTTCCGGGCGCTCGCCGCTAAATGGCCAGGAGCAACCCGTAAGCTGGTGGAGGATAAGGCCAACGGCCCGGCGGTCATCGACGCGCTGAAACATGCCGTGCCCGGTATCATCCCCGTGGAGCCGGACGGTAGCAAGACGGCTCGCGCCCATGCTGTGACTACGTTCTTCGAGGCCGGGAACATCCTGCTCCCGCACCCTGAGCATTGCCCGTGGGCACGGGAGTACGTCGCGGAACTGACGCAGTTCCCCGGTGCGCCCCACGACGACCAAGTGGACGCCACAACACAGGCGCTGCGTGATTTCGATACCAAGCGGCCCATGTGCATCAACCCCGCCATCCTCAATCAGCCACGTATGGGAAGGAGAATTTGACATCCTCCCCCGACTTCAGGCGGGGGAGGATGTCAACCACGCACTGCGCGTCCCCCTCGCGCCACTCCGGGAAAGCCCGCCCGAAGTTTTCAGCCGGGACCACATGCTCCCACTCGATCTTTCCGGCTCGTTTCTCGTGCTTCGGGGCCGTGAAGCCTTCCGGCAGGGCGACGTCCTTCTTTTCGTCGAAGGCGGCCCCGCAGTAGAGCGTGATCCGGTGGTCATAATAGACCTGCCACTCCAGCGTCTTCTTGGCCTTGTTGAACGAGTCGTTCCATTCGTTGCCCGCGGCCTGCGCCTCGGACGTCATGAAAGGTGTCCCACAGCCAAGCCCCCCGAACCTTGTTCACGGTGTGTTTTCTTTTTGGCTCGTAGCATTATGGGCACATGAGCAAGAAGCGCACTTTTCGACACGCCACCTCCATACCTCCGCAAGTGCAACCGTCGCGCCGTCTGAATCTCTCCCCGGACGTGCGCGGCGGCCTTGCTCAGCCTTTGCCGCCTACGCCCGACGACATCAGCCGGTTGTACGGCCCGGCGAAGACGCTCGGCGCGCCCGAAGAGGTGCAGCTTGCGATGGATGCGCGGCTTGCGGATTCCGGCATCTATTCCCTGCTCCAGCACTCGCTTGAGCTTGGGGTGGGTATCGCGCCGCAATTCATGGGGTACGGCGTCCTCCAGAATCTTGCCCAGAACGGATTGATTCGTGCCTGTGTCGAGACGGTATCGGACGATATGACCCGCGCGTGGATTGAGTTCAAGCGCGAAGGAGAGGGCGGAGACGAATCATTGCTCACCGACCTTGCGCAGGCGTGCAAGAGGTTCGCCCTGCAACGCCTTTTCCATGAGGCGACCGAGCTTGTGGGGTACGAGGGCGGGGCCTTCCTTTTCATCGACACCGGGTCCGTCGGCCAAGAGCTGGAACGCCCGCTGAACGTCAGCCCGTATTCCGCCGAACTCAGGCCCGGCGGCGTGCTGCGCTTCGTCGTCATCGACCCCGTGAACGTCTTCCCCGGCGACTACAACAGCCTTTCGCCGCTTGAGCCGGACTACTTCCGCCCGCGCTGGTGGTGGGTGCTCGGGCAGCGGGTGCACGCCTCGCGCCTCATCCGATTGGTTGCGAACGAATGCCCGGTGCTGCTGCGGCCCGCCTACAATTTTTTGGGCATCCCGCAGGCGCAGATCCTCTGGGATTACGTCCTGCATTTTCAGGAATGCCGCGCCGCCGAAGCCCGGCTACTGACCAAGTTTTCGCTGACCGTCTTCAAGACGAAGATGGAAGATATCCTGTATTCAGCCGGGGGCACCGCTCAGATCGATACCCGCATCCGGTACATGATTCAGACCATGACCAATGACGGCGTGCTTGCCGTCGACAAAGAATCGGAAGACGTGGTCAAGCTGGAAACCCCGCTTTCAGGAGTGACCGACATCGTGCGCCAGTCTCTTGAAATCCTCGCCGCCCTGAACCGCACTCCGGCGGTCAAGCTGCTTGGCATCAGCCCGTCAGGGTTCAATGCCACGGGCGAATCGGACATCCGCAACTACTACGACCATGTCAGGAGCCAGCAGGAGAAAGTCCTGCGCGACGGCATCAAGAAGGCACTCGACTGTATTCAGCTCTACCTGCGCGGAACCATCGACCCTTCCGTGACTTTCGACTTTGCGCCCCTCGGCGAAGAGGATAGGGCAGCCCTTGCGACGCTTCAGAAGACCAAGGCCGACACCATCGCCGTCTACATGGATCGGGACATCATCTCTCAGGAAGAAGCCCGGCAGTCCCTTGCCAGTGACCCGGATAGCGGTTTTTCCGATATCGACCCTGCGGAAGTGCCGCCGGGCAACGGAATGCCCGACGCCCTGCCGGAAGCCGGGGAAGGGGGCTTGATGCCCGACATCGACGACGTGGACAAGGCAGGGGCCGTCTATGGCTAATGTCATCCGCGCCATCAAGCCCAACGCGGGCATCCGGGCGAAATACCGGAAGCGGCTGGTGTCGCTTCTCAACGAGATGCAGCGTTCCGTCGTGTGGTGGCTGCGCGCCGAGTACAGGAAGCAGGAAACCCGCATAGCACAGGATGCGTCCCCGGCGAGTGACCTGCAAGACCGCCTCAAGAGCCTGTTCCGGTACTGGACGAAGCGGTGGAGGGAAAGCGCGGAGAGTTTTGCACGGGAGTTCGTGGGCAGTACGAGGAGGCGCACGGAAGCCAGCATGAGGCAGGCCCTCAAAGATGCGGGCTTCACGGTGAGGATGGAGGGAAGCAGGGCCATGAGCGACGTGGCGCGGGCCCTCTTCGAGGAAAATGTCAATCTCATCAAATCCATTCCGCAGCACTATTTCACGGAAGTAACGGGGCTAGTACAGCGTTCCGCCAGCATGGGCCGGGACGTGGAGTTCCTCGCCGACGAACTGCACAAGCGGTACGAGATCACCCGGCGCCGGGCAGAATTCATTGCCCGCGACCAGTCCAATAAGGTGACCGAGTCCCTTAAGCGGGTACAGGACAAGGAACTCGGCATCACCGAAGGCATCTGGGTACATGTGCCGGGAAAGAAAACGAGCCGCCATACCCACCAGCTCATGAATGGGAAAAAGTTCGTCATCACGGAAGGTCTTTACGACTCTGACGTGAAGCGCAAAGTGCTTTGCGGTGAGCTTCCGGGGTGCCAATGCACGTACCGGGCCGTTATTCCTGAATTTGGAGACTAGTCTATGTATCAAATTGACATCCTCCCCCGCCTGAAGTCGGGGGATTCCCAGCGGAGGCAATCTTGCGATTGCGTCCCTGAGCGGGTTCCTGCTTCACCGAGACTGCCCAGAGGAACAAGGCTTGGTTTTCGCCGCAAACATTCCCACGTGGGGAATTTTACGGGTACGAACCAACCGCCTATTCCCCCAGGTCTCACCATCTCTCCACAGGCTGACACGGCATGCCCTGCCGCCGTGTCACCTGTTAGCAAACAAAGGCAGGAAAGTCAAAAATTCCAGTTAAGGTGCGCCTTATATCCCCGCCCTGAAGGGCGAGGCTTTACGGCGCGCTGGGGTAAAGGCGTCACCTTCGACGCGGCTCCCTCACAGCGGGAAACCGACGAGAACGGGTTCCTGCACGTCGGGGCGTCGCACATCACGAAAGCGACGGTGAACCCCTATTACGGGCGGGAGATTCCGGGCTGGCAGGAAGCCGGGCTTGACCCCGAGGCTGTCTATTACGGGCTTCGTGACCCGGAAGAACTTCAAGCATCGCTTGAGACATGGGCCGGGCTGCCGCTGCACATTGAGCACCACATCGACAGTGCGGAAGAGCCGCAGAAGCTCACCCGCGTGGGCGCGGTGGGCACGGGCGCGGTCTGGAACCCGCCGTATGTGGATGCGCCGCTGACCGTGTGGGATCGGGCCGCCATCGACGCCATCGAAGACGGTTCTTTCCGGGAACTCTCCTGCGCCTACCGCTACGACCCGGATTTCACGCCGGGCAGCTACGAGGGCACCCCTTACGATTTCATCATGCGGAACATCCGAGGTAACCACGTCGCGCTGGTCGAAGAAGGGCGGGCCGGGCCGGACGTGGTGGTGGCGGATTCTCATCCAACTTCAACGAAAAAAGGAAAGCTTATGGGCAAGTTCAGGAAATGGTGGGGAGCTCAGGATGGCGACCCTGCGGTGGAACAGCAAGAAGTCGAATCCGCACAGGGCATCAAGGACTTTGCGGATATCCTTTTGAGCCTCCACAAGAAAAACCCCGTCACCGGGGAGATCGAGGACATCACGGAAGACGAGGATAAGGCGGAAGCCATCCGCAAGCTCGTCGCCGAACTGTCCGAAGGCATGGAGCCCGAAGAGGCCAAAAAGCTCGAAGATACTCTCTCCGATCTGGCCTATTCCCCTGCAACAGGCGACGAGAAACCGGAGAAAAAGGAAGCGATGGACGAAGAAGCCAAGAAAGCTATGGACGCCTGCGGGCTTGATGCGGAAGACCCCGCCGAATCCCGCGCCTTTGCCGAAGGCGTAAAATACGGCGAGGAACTGGAGCGCAATCCGGACGAACGCAGGAAGCTCGACCGCGAGCATGAGTCCGAGGGTATGAAAAAGGCTATGGATGCCTGCGGCCTCGACGCCGAGAACCCGCAGGAGAGCAAAGCCTTTGCCGAGGGCGTCAAGTACGGTGAGGAGCTGATCCGGAACCCCGAGGAACGGCGCAAGCTTGACCGGGAACACGAATCCGAGGGCGAACGCCGCGAACTCGGCAAGGACGAGGACAAGGACGCGGCCATTAAGCGCATCCTCGCTTCCGTCCCCGACCTCACACCTGAGCAGAAAAAGAAGCTGACCGACTCCCTTGCCGATCTCGCCTATTCCCCCTCGACCGGAGATGAAGCCCCGGACGACAAGGGAGCCGCTCAGGACAGGGCATTCCGCCGCCGTGGTCCGCGTCCTCTCACCGCAATGGACGCCGCCCGCATCAAGGCATCCGCAGTCGCCGAAGCGCAGGAGCATATGCGGAACCTTACCCGTGCCGTGCGCGACGTGCGCGGGCTGGTGGGCGAACTTGACCCGTTGTCCTTCGACTCCGCGTCCGACGTCTACGGCTACGCGCTGGAGCAGCTTGGGGAGAATCCCCGCAAGTATCCCCGGCAGGCATGGCCCGGTATGATCGATATCCTCCGCAAACAGAAGGCGGCTCCTTCCGTTGCCCGTGACGCGGCCCCCGTCGGGCGCATGTCCGGCAGCTTCGCCGGGCTTTCCAACATTACCATTGCCGAATAGGAGGCACACCATGCCTTTGCAGTCCCAAGTCAATCTCTCCGTCGCTCCCGGCGTTGCTGGCGATAAAGCGACGCCCGACCAGAGCATCTACACCCCGCTCAACCCTCTGGCGGCGGTGGCCCTCCCTGTGGGGCGCTTCGTCTTCCCCGTCGTGGATTCCGGCGTGATCGACAACACGCGGGCCACCAACGTTGCGGGCACCGCCACAGCCGTGCTCGGCTTCGTGGAGCGCGTCATCAACTACGTGAACTATGAAATTTTCTCTGACGGCACCCTGACCGTCCCGGAAGGCTCGAACCTTACCGTAGCCGTGAAGGGCGACTATTGGGCCGTTTCCACGACCAAGGCCACGGTGGGGCAGGCCGTCCTTGCCTCCACCGCCGACGGTTCCATCAGCACCGGGACCCCCGACGGGACGCACCTCGATACGGGGTGGGTCGTCAAGACGCCCGGCGAAATCGGGGAACCGATCATCATCAGCAATTGGGGACAGGCCGCAGCGTCGGGAGCCGGCGGCGACACCTCGAACCTGATGCAGAAAGATTTCAGCAACGCCACCGGAACGCTCGGCGTGGCCAACGGCGGAACTGGCGCAACCACTGCGGAACAGGTCCGCACCAACCTCGGCGCAGCCGCCGCCGGAGCGTAGGAGGTACTACATGAATCCGACTTTTGAACAGGCCAAGCGCTACGGCTTTATCTTCCCGGGCGCCCGCATGTGGGCAACCCCGGAGAACCGCGCCCGCATTGCGCAGGACGCCGCGCTCATCACTACTCCGAACACGACCGTCCCCGCCGAGCTTCTGGCGTATATCGACCCGATGGTCATCGAAATCCTAACCGCGCCCCGGCGCGCCCGTGAAATCTTCGGCGAAGAGAAGAAGGGCGACTGGACGACCCCGTACATGAAGTGGCGCGTCGACGAAATGACCGGAAAGACCGAGCCGTATTCCGACTATGCCAACGGCACGACTTCGGGCGTGAACTCCAAATGGCAGACCCGCGTGCAGTACGTCTTCCAGACGTCCATCACCTACGGCGACTTTGAAGTGGACATGTCGAGCACGGCGAAAGTCAACCTCGCTGCCTCCAAGCAGCGCGCGGCGGCCAACGTCATCGACATCGACCAGAACCGTTTCTACCTGCTCGGCGTCGCCGGGAAGGAAATCTACGGTATCCTCAACGATCCGAACCTCCCTGCTGCGATCACCGCAGGGGCCACGGGCACGGGCGGCTCCACGAAATGGGCCGACAAGACCACGGTGCAGATCTACAATGACGTCCTCGCCCTGTTCGCGCAGCTTTCCGAGCAGTCCAGCGGCCTCATTGACAAGGACACGCCCCTCAAGCTCTGCCTCTCCCCCGAACTGGCCGTTCGCCTCGGCGCGGCTACCGATTTCAACGTGTCCGTGCTGGATATGTTGAAGCGGTACTTCTCCCGCATTGACATCGTGACCGTCCCCGAGCTGCACAGCATGACCGCCGGGGAAACCATGTTCCTCATCGCCCCCGAAGTGAACGGGCAGCGATCCGGCACGCTGGCCTTCGGAGAAAAGATGCGTGCTGGACGCGTCGTGCCCGACCTGTCCAGCTTCCGTCAGAAGTTCGTCGGCACCACCTACGGCGGTATCGTGCTCATGCCCTTTGCCTTTGCCCAAATGACTGGAGCTTAGCCCCATCCTCCCCCCATGCGAAAGCCCCAACCGCCTGTTTAACGGTTGGGGCTTCTTTGCATCTTTGGGCGGCATCATTGTGGCTGTGGTCAAGCTATTTCATCAGCGCGATGATTGCGGCAATGATCGCCACGGTTTGCGCTGTGATGATGCCCGCCACCCATTTGATGGTTTCGGCCTTGGCCTGTTGGATTTCCTTCAACAGGCGCAGTTCGGTTTCCCGCAAATCCCCCTTGGTGGCACTGGCGTTCCTTTGACTCTCGTCAAAGCGTTCCAGTACTTCCACGATGGCTTTTGCGGCTTCCTCGCCGCCGCCCTCCGCCCCGAAAGGGGCTTTTCTTTTGCCTGTACGAACCTTGTTCATGGTGTGCCCCCACGCCGCCATGCTGCATCATCTCCAAAACACTATGGAGGTGCAGCGATGGAAAATTCCCCCTTGGCTCTTTTCGAGCATTAAAAGTTCGGTTCCCTTCGCGTGATCGAGCACAAGGGTGAGCCGTGGTTTGTGGCGCGGGATGTATGCGCCGTCCTCGGAACGGAGACGCGGGATCTGCCGGACATTCTGGAGCACGACGAGCAACGCCCTATTGTCGATATTATCCACACTCTTAATGATTCCACAGGATTGCGACGCGATAGCCGTATCATTTCAGAACCGGGCCTGTATTCCCTCATCCTGCGTTCCCGCAAGCCCGAAGCCAAGGCGTTCAAGCGGTGGGTGACACATGAGGTCATCCCCTCCATTCGTAAGGTGGGCGGTTACCTGATAGCCAAGCCGGACGATACGCCCGAAGCCATCCTTGCCCGCGCCGTGCTGGTCGCGCAGGACACCATCAGGCGCATCGAAGCCGAGCGCGACGAGGCGATCCGCACCAAGGCCGAAATCGGTTCACGCCGCGAGGCCACCGCAATGGCCACCGCATCCGCCGCCGTCCGCAAGGCTGCGGCTCTTGAGAACGAACTTGGGCGGGGCAGGGACTACAAGTCCGTGAAGGGCATCCCGTGGTTCCTTGACGTCTTCGCAGATACGCCAGCCGCGTACTCCGTCGCGGGACGCAAGCTTTCCGATATGTCCCGTCGTATGGATTACGAAATCCGGGAAATCGAGGATAGCCGTTTCGGGAGCGTGAAGGCGTACCACGTCGACGTGATCGAAGCCTTCCGGCTGGCCCTGAAAAACGACCTGAACATGCTGGGCAAGTACCTCCTTCGCCGTGCTGCATAGCCGAACTTTGTTCACGGTGATTTCGTCCCGGCTCTTTTGCCATGATGACCAAAACAACGGAGGGATACAGAGATATGGCCAGACCCAAAAAGAATACCGCCCCGGAAACAACGCAGGCGACGAAGACGGATACAGTGATGGTCGCCCTGAACCGGACGACCGGGATCACGTTCCCCATGCCCGACGGACGCAAGGTGCTCATCGAAGGCAACGCCGCCAGCCTGCGCGGAAAGGAAAAGGGCGTGCTGCCCGTGGGCGCGTTCGGGCTGACGCGGGTGAACGCCGACGATTGGGCGTACATTGAAAAGACCTATGGGCCGCACATGGAAATCTTCAAGTCCGGGCTTATCTTCGCGCAGGCGCGCAAGGCCGACGCCGTGGACGAGGCCGACGAAAGGGCGGAACTGCGCAACGGGCTGGAGCCCGTGGATGTGGAGAACGACCCCAAGGCGCAGACCGAACCGCTCCAGAGCAAGGTGGGGTTCTAACCCGTGGCTGTTGTTGTCTTTGACCCGCAGGAGTTCAGGGAGGCCTATCCGCGCTTCGTCGATCCGAAGACCGGGCAGCCCCTCCTGACCGATGCACAGCTTCGGCAGGCGTTCGACGTCGCCTGTCTGCTCTTGGACAACACAAACTCATCCCCGGTTCCTTATGATCCGGCCCACGGCATCATGATCCGCAAGACGCTCCTGTACCTCCTCGTCTGCCATCTGGCGACGCTGGCCTTGTGGCCGATGGGGCAGGCCGGGCCAGTGGCCTCGGCGACGGAAGGAACTGTCAGCATCAGCTTCTCCGTGCCCCAGAACACCGGGAAAGCCTTTTACGCGCAGACGCCGTGCGGACAGACGTTTTGGCAGGCCATCCAGCCCTATGCCGTAGGCGGGCGCTACTATGCCGCCCGGTATTGGCATCCGTGGGGGTAATGGTGTCCGGAGAACTCGAAAAGCTGCTCAAGCGGTACATTACCCCCGATATCGTCGTGAAGGCCGGGGTGCTCGAAAATGCGACGCGGGGCGAAGGTGGTACTCCCGTCGCAGAGTATGCGGCGTACAACGAATACGGCGCAACAATCGAAATCCCTGAGCGGACGCAAACCTTGTACTTCAAGCGGAAGCGTGACGGCAGCGTCGGGAATCGGTTCGTGAAGAAGGGCAAAAGTGATTTTGCGCAGGATGCGTCGGTCAAAGCCCACACCGTCACCATCCCCTCCCGGCCTTTCCTGCGCTCAACGCTCGATGCCAAGGCAGACGCATGGTGCGATAACCTCGCGGAAGCGTTGGAAGCCGGACGGACGCCGAAAGAGGCGATGCGGCTTATGGGACGCCGCATGGCAGACGACATTCAGGCAACGATCAAGAGCAATATGCCCCCGGACAACGCCGAATCCACCAAGCGCCGCAAGAACGCCAAGGGCGCGGGAAAGGGGACGCTCATCGATTCCGGAAGCCTGCTCAAGTCCATCGATTACGAGGTAGTCAAAAGATGAATCTCCATGAACTTGTGCGTCCGCTTATCAGCATCGTGAACCCTTTTCAGTCGGTCGTGATTCTCGTCTCCACAGGCTTCACCGTAAACGCGCAGTATGAGCAGGTCCCGGCATGGGCCCCTGCCGTTGAAGTCATGGCGCAGCCGCAGCCTGTCTCCGACAAGACGCTGCAATTTCTCGTGCAGCAGCGCCAGAACACGATCTGGCACGACTTTTATCTTTCAGGGGACTGGTCGGCCCTTGATCGTCCGGCGGAGCAGGGCGGCGATCTTCTCTACTGGGATGGCGCCGAGTGGCAGGTAGATCAAGTTCTGGAGCGCTGGAATCCCACGGCGGGATGGACGAAAATCCGGTGCGTGAAGCTCCGGGAAACCGCGCCGCCGGAAGTCGGGGCCACGGAACCGCCCAAAGGGGGAGACGATGAGTGACGGCATCCTCGTGCAGGCCCTCGGCGATTTTTGTAAGCGTTACCTCGGCGATTCCGCCGTTGTTGTGCGCGGCTACGTCAACCGCGTGAGCAAGCCGAAGACGAAAAGCTACGTGCTCGTTACCCCCATGACCATGACGCGCCTCTCGACGAACCTGCATCAAACGGAGTGCGGCGGGACAGCCATCGTACAGCCGCAGCGCCGCCGGGTACAGCTCGACGTCTATGGGCCGACCGCCGCCGACCGCGCCCAAACGCTCGCAACGCTCCTGCGCGACGGCGTGGGGTGCCGCTTCCTCCAGACGTACGGGATTGCCCCCCTGTACGTCGAAGACCCGCAGGACATGACACAGGCGGAAGGTGACGAGCAGTACAACCCCCGCTTTATGCTCAATGTACTGATTCAGGCAAACCGCGTTGAACACGTTGAGATGGATACTTTTACCGACGCGGAACTTTCCGTGCATCCGCTGGCATAGCAAAAGGAGGGCGCAATGAGCGTCAATGCCGACAAACTGGTTCAAATCATCCCCCGCATCATCGAGGGCGGCACGCCGGGCCTGACCTTCGCCGGGCTCCTGCTTTCGCAGTCCGAGCTTTTGCCCGCAGGCAGAGTCGTGCAGTTCGCCAGCGCGCAGGCCGTGGCCAATTATTTCGGCTCGCTTTCGGAAGAGGCAAGCATGGCTTCCATGTACTTCTCCGGCTACGTGAACACGACGAGCCTCCCGGACAAGATTTTCTTTGCCCGGTACAACGGCGAGGCCGTGGGCGCATGGCTGCGCGGCGCGAAGTATACGGGCAATCTCGCCGTGTTGCAGGCCGTCACCAACGGTGCGATGGTCATTTCCATCGACAACACGTCGCACACGCTTTCCTCCGTGGACTTGTCCGCTGCAACCAGCTTCTCGCAGGTTGCGGAGGCGATCCAGACCGCGCTCACGACGGCGGGCGCGACCGGGGCGAAGGTGACGTACTCCAGCCAGACCGGGGCGTTCCAGATCGACAGCCCGACGACCGGGGCAAGTTCCGCCGTGGCCTTTCCGACGCCGCCGGAAGCCGGGACCGACCTCGGCGCGCTTTTGCTGCTCACCGAACAGTCCGGGGCCGTCCAATCCGTCGGCATGGCTGGCCAGACGCTCCCCGACTGCATGACCAACGTGCTCCTGTACGCCCGTGACTGGGTGACGTTCTCAACGGTATGGGAGCCCGAGCTTGACGACAAGATCGCGCTCGCCCAGTGGTGCGCCGGGTATGACACCCGTTTTGTCTATGTGATGTGGGATACCGACAACGCCGCGCAGGTCGCGGGCTCCACGGCCTCGGCGGGGTATCAGATCTCCAAGGTGCTCGAACTCGACGGGACGGTTCCCGTGTTCAACACGCCTGAGCTCGCCGCATGGGTCATGGGCACGGCGGCCTCCATCAACTTTGAAGAGACGAACGGACGGCTCACCTTCGCCTTCAAGCAAGGCGAAGGGCTTGCCGTAACCTGCGACAACGACGAGAACTATGATGCGCTGATCGCCAATGGCTACAACTGCTATGCGGACTTCGCCACGGCCTCCAGCCAGTTCAAGTTTTTCCAGAACGGGCAGGTTTCCGGCAAATGGGGTTGGCTCGACACGTATCTTGACGCCATCGCCATCAAAGACGGCCTCCAGCTTAACCTCCTTGATCTGTTCAAGGCCGTAAAGTGCATCCCCTACAACGAGAGCGGCTACGGCATGATCCGCACGGCATGCCTCGACACCATCACGCGGTTTCTCGACTTCGGGGCTATCCGCACAGGCGTGACCCTCTCGAACACCCAAAAGGTGCAGCTCCTCGCGGAAATCGGGCTGGACGTTTCCCAGACGCTTGAAACGCAGGGCTGGTATATGCAGGTCAAGGACCCCGGCGCGACCGTACGCGGACAGCGCCAGTCCCCCGAATGCAAATTTTACTACATGGACGGCGGCAGCGTGCAGCAAATCGTCATGCCCGCCACGGCCATTCAGTGATGAGGTAAAACATGGCTGACAACTTCGGCAACATGACGATTACAGCGGCAAATTGCACGCTTTTCCTGACGGTTCCCGGGCTCTACGACAGCCCCGTGCAGATCGAGGGGTTCAGCACCGACGCGATGGTCAGCGTCGCCACGAATACCCCAGTCGTCGCGGAAAAGGGCGTTGACGGGCATACCTCTTTTGGTTGGGTCCCGACCAACAAAGAAGTTACGATTACCCTCGCTGCGGACTCGCCCAGCCGCCAGATCATGGAAGACTGGGCCACGTATCAGGAAACCGCCCGGGAAGTGATGCTCTGCAATGCCGAGTTCGCCATGCCGAGCATCAACCGGAAGATCACCGGGAAGCGGGGCGGCCTCACCTCCGTGCAGTCCAGCCCCAACGCCGCTCAGACCTTGCAGGCGAGCGCCTTCGTCATCACCTTCGACCAGTGGACCGCGAGCCCGCTTTAAACCGTGGAGGCCGTCATGCTCAACGAAAAGATCATTGCCATCGACAAGGGCCGCGACGCCGGGAAGACCTTCAAGGTCAAGGAAATGCCCGTCACCAAGCTGGAAAAATGGGCCGCCCGTGCGCTGCTCGCCGTCTTCGGTTCCGAGATGCCCGCCGACATCCGGACGCTTTCAGCGTCTTCGAACACCGCCGCGCTGCTTTCCGCCGGGCTCCGGGGGCTCTCGGGGCTCCGGTGGGAACAGGCCGAACCGCTCTATGACGAGCTTCTCGGACAGATCTACCGCGTCCCGAACCCCGGCAAGCCCGATGACGTCATCAGGCTTACCCCGCAAAACCTCGACGCCCATGTCGATGATGTGGGCACGATCTACCGCCTGCGTTGGGAGGCTATCGCCGTCTGTCTGGATTTTTTGCATGGCGGCGAGGGCTTGACCTCCCGCCTGTCGCAGATCATCAACCCCTCGGGCTCCGGGACTACGCAAACCTACCCGGATGCGTCGGCATCCCGGTAAGCCGGAACCTCGCGACGTTGCACGAAATGCAGACAGTATACGGCCTGTCCGATGCCTATGAGCTGATGGAAATCATCGCCGTGGACGGACATAACCAACGCCTCTGGAGCAGATTCAATGAACGCAGGTGAACTCGTCGTTTCCCTCATCCTCTCCGCAGGGGCTTTCAAAGCTCAAGTGCAGAACGCCCAAAAAGGACTGGACGGCGTGCAGGCCGCAGCCGTTGACGCGGGGCGCGCGACATATGACGCAGGTGCCAAAGGTGCCCAAGGGCTTGGTCAGTCTGCCGATGCCGCCTCTTCGTTGCAGGCCGCCTTTGAAGAAGCCGTGCAAAAAGGCCGCGAAATCAGCGAGGTGACGAAAGAGTATCAGCGGATGCGTGAGGAGCTTATCCGCACCGGAGCGGCAAAAGAACGTCTTGAGGCCCTTGATGCCGCCGCGAAAAGATTGGGCGTTTCGCTGGAAGACGCGGCGGACAAAGGCGCGTTTGGCTTTGAACGGCTCAAGGGCGTGGCAGCGCAGGCCCTCGCCGTCATCGGCGGCGTCTCAATCCTGAAAAGCTCCATAGCGCAGTATTACGAGCAGGCTCAGGCTATCGAGAAGACTTCGGACGCGCTCGGCATGAGCATTGAAGACTGGCAGGCATGGAAAAGGACGGCAGCCTCCGCCGGGGTTGACGCCGAAGAGCTTTCGACCCGGTTCATGGATTTGGGCGACTGGATGCAGGATCTCATCCTGCACGACTCGGGGCCGCTTAAGGACGCGACCAAAGATCTGGGGGTGAGCTTCACGGATGCGAAAGGGAAGGCCGTTTCATTTGAAGAAGGGCTTCTTCGGCTTTCCGACGCCACGTCAAAGATCGACCGCCAGAAGGCGACATCAATCCTCACGCAGATCGGCTTTGACGAAAAAACCATCCCTCTCATCCTCAAGGGCCGCAAAGGGATTGAGGAGCTTCTGAAAGTCCAGAAGGCTCAAGCCATCTACAGCAAGCAGGACATCGAAAACGCGAAGAAGCAACGGGAGGCGCAACAGCGGCTCAATGACGCATGGGAGGCCATCTCAGCCCTTTTCGCCAGCACCGTCTCCCCTGCGGTCACGTTTTTGACGAACCTGCTCGGCGACCTCCTCGGGTGGGTAAAAGAAAACAAGCAGTTCGTGATCCTCTTTTTTACTGGGCTGGCCGGGGTCATCACGACGCTCATGCTCCCGGCCCTGACCTCGATGGCGACGGCGGCATGGGCTGCGATTGCGCCGTTTACGCCGCTGATCGCAATAGTAGGTGCGGTTGCGTTGGTTATCGACGATCTCATTACCTACATCAACGGCGGAGAATCCGCACTTTCCGGGCTCTGGTCGATGTTCGGAACCGGCGACGAAATCGGGGCTCGTTTCAAGGCTATTTGGGAAGGCATCAAAAGTATCCTCGGGGGCGTCTGGGATGCGCTTTCGGGGGTCGCCAAGCTCTTCAACTCCGTTCTTACGCTGGACGGAAAAGGCGTTATCGAAGCCCTCAAAACGATCTGGGGAGGCATCTCCAAAATCAATGATGTGCTTGTCGAAATGCTGAACTGGGTAGCCCAGAAGCTCTACAATTTGCTTCCCGACTGGATCAAGGATTGGCTCGGCGGCGATGAGTCTTCGCGCCCGGAAGAAACGAAGGCCGAGGCTAAGCCCGGCGGGGTCGCCGATTCGATGCGGGTTGGTGATGTCCGCCCGTCTATTCTGCCGCCGCAGGTGCGCGCCGGGGATGCGCGTCCGGGAAGCGTGAGCAACGTCAATAATTCGCGTCAGATGACATCAACCACCAATGTGGGTGAGGTCAAGGTCTATACGCAGGCTACGGATGCGGAAGGGATGGCCCAAGGAGTGGTTCCGGCACTTCGTAATCAAACCGCGCAGGTAGACAGCGCATTCGGGTACTGACATGGCATTCGGCGCGCTTCCTCCGGGACAGCCCGGAAACTGGTCGATTTTCGATAAAGACGGCGCCAAGGCCCTCGACTTCGACACGTTCTTTTCCTGCTCGATCAAGTCCGAGAACAAAATCAGCTCCAACCCTGTCGAGAAAGGGAGTTTCGCGGATTACAACAAAATCGCTTCTCCCACGGCGGTGTCGGTCGTGCTGGGCCGCACGGGGAAGAGCGACGAGCTTGCGGCGTTTCTGACGGCGCTGGACAAGCTGGCGGAAAGCACCGACCTCGTGAGCATCGTCACCCCTGAGAAGACATTTCTCGACTACAACCTTGTCTCCTACGACTACGACCGCAAGGCCGAAAACGGTGTGGACAGGCTGCTTGTAGGGCTCATGCTGCAAGAGATCCGGCAGGTCGAGCCACAGTACAGCAACGAAACGATAAAGCCAATCAGCAAGGCGCAGGCAAAGAATCCGACCGACGCAAGCACCACGGATGCCGGGAAACAACAGGGGCAGACGACGCAAAAAAGCACACTGAAAAAGCTGGGCGAGGGGATTTTCGGATGATGACCGTACCGCTCCGACAGGAGCCGAACCAGAGCCTCCAGATTGTGCTTGGGGAACAGAACTGCACCCTCCGGTTTATCTCCCGAGGCGTGAACCTGTACTGCGACCTTGCCATTGACCAGACGGTCATCTGGTCTGGGTTCATCTGCCGTAACCTCGTCGGCTTGAAGCTGTACGACTATCTCGCCTTCCGGGGGCAGCTCTACTTTGTCGATATGCAAGGCGAAGAGGATCCGCACTGGTCGGGCCTCGGCGACCGATTCCAGCTCGTTTATGTCGAAGAAGGGGAAACGCTGTGAACACGAGCTTCACCAAAAAGTTGCTTGAAGCGCACATTACGCTCGCCGAGGGCGGCTTCAACACGGCTACCGGGCAAGGTGCGAACACCAAGATCATCCGGCTCGGCATGGATGTGGACATCCAGAAGCCCGGCGGGAAAGAGAAGAACAAGGCCAAGGTCAAAATTTTCAACATGCCATTGGCTGATATGGAGACGCTGACGACGCTGGCGTTCAAGCCGTTGCAGGCGTCGAAAAACCGCATTGCCGTGTACGCGGGCGATGAAGAGCACGGGATGTCGCTGGCATTCTCCGGCGATATCGTAAGCGCCGTCCCGAACTTCAATTCCGCCCCTGATCCCTCTTTCGATATTGAGTGCATCACGGGATACGTCGCCAGCATTACGCCCGTGCCACCGTTGACGGCGCAGGGCTCGCAGGACGTTGCCACGCTCATGCAGGGGCTTGCGAAGCAAATGGGGCTCGCTTTCGTCAACAGGGGCGTGTCCGTTTCCCTTCGCAATGTCGCCCTCGTCGGGGGTCCGATGGAGCAGGCGCAGCAGCTTGCCCACGATGCCCGCATCGATCTTATCGTGGACGATGGCGAGATGGTCATCTCCCCTCTTGCGACGCTTCGCAGCGATGACGGCGGCTCGACGCCCGTCTGGTCCGCGAAAAGTGGCATGATTGGCTATCCGAGCTTCGACAACGAAGGCGTGACGGTGAAAGGCATCTACGAGCCGAAGCTCCAGCTTGGCGGCCCGGTGCGCATCGAGAGCATCGTCCCTCGCGCATCAGGCCTCTGGCAGGTCGTGAGCCTGAGCCACAAATTGCAGGCAGGCTATCCCGGCGCAACGCAGTGGGTGAGTCAGGTCAAGGCAAGCTATCCCGGCGCGAAGCCGAAGAAGGACAAGAAATAATGCAGGGACAACGCGGCCTCTCGACAAATTCCAGCGAGTACAACGCGCAGGACTTCATGATCAGCCAGATGCTCGGACGCATCGCAACGGCGGAACCCGTTCGCGTGGTCGCCGTCTCCGGCTCGGGCGTCTCCCCGGTGGGCTTCGTCGACGTGCAACCCCTCATCAACTTGGTGACGGGCGAACAGAAGGCGCAGGAGCAGAGCGTGCTCTTCAAGCTTCCCTACCTGCGCATTCAGGGCGGAAAAAACGCCCTCGTCATCGACCCGCAGCCGGGTGACATCGGCCTCGCCGTCTACGCCATGCGCGACACGGAATCGCTCAAGGAAAGCCGGGGGAAGGATGGAAACGTCAATCCGGGGTCAGCCCGCGCCATGAGCAAAGGCGACGGCTTCTATCTCGGAGGCTTCTTGAACGCCGCGCCGGAACGCTATGTCATGGTCGACGACGAGGGCGTCACCATCGAAGGAGTGGCCAAACTGACGATGCACGGGGAAACTTCCGTCCTGACGGCGGAAAATGGACTCACCATCAACGCCGACGTGCGCATCAACGGCAGCCTCACGTGGACGGGCACGGCACAGGGCGACGGCGGTCCGGCCCGGTTCTCCGGCGGCCTCACGAACGCGGGAGGGACGGTTGAGAGCAACGGCAAGGTGTTGGAAACCCATGTTCATACCGGGGTCGAGCCCGGTTCCGGCATATCCGGACAACCGCAGTGAGGTAAGCTTTATGCCTGATTTTCAGTACCAGCCCCCGACAGGGCCGCTTTCCGGAAGCGAATTCGAGAGACAAACCACACAGTTCTTTCAGCAAGTATCGGCTGCGGCTGGTGCAGCGTCGACGGCGGCAAGTGCGGCACAAACCACGGCAAATGAGGCACTTGAGCGTGCTCAGGCGTCGAACTTTGTCGACGGGAAGACCACGCGGGCCGACGCGGGCGGCGTGATCACCGTGAAAGACGTGGCGATTGATGGGGATCTCGGGGATCTTGCGAGTGCGCGGGGGCAGATTGGTACGCCGCCTATCCAAATATTTACGAAGACGTCGGCTGATGACGCCGCGACGCTTAACCTGAATGACGATAAATGGTGGGTCAATGGCGAGTATTCCTTATACCTGCGCAGTGAGTTTTTTTCATTTACCCCTGTGGTGAATAACACGCCTTTGGAGGTGAGTGGCAATTACTCCGCGCGGCTGAGGGTTGCGAATGTTTATCATACTGGCAATGGGATACAGGAATTTTCTATCGCCATTGGTGCTAAAGTCATCAGGATGTATTATAGAACGCGTTTCTTTAACTCGAATAATACGTTTTCTTACTATCCGTGGCGTGAGGCGATTCTCACGAGCAACTTGGGTGATGGTATACGCACTATCAACGGCATCATCTCCGTACCTGAGTATGAGGGCGCGACGGCATCATCTGCCGGAA